CACACACATAGTACAACATCCCATGGCCTTTGTCAAGTTCATTACACAAATTTTGTTTAAGAAATTACACAAAACTCATTGACAGCGTCTCGACTATAATTGTATAATGGATTGTACAAAACGGAGGGATTGAACATGACCTTGAAAGATTTGATCATTGAATACCGGAATGACCACGGACTGTCTCAACGGCAATTTGCTACTGCTTGCGGGTTGTCTAATGGCTATATTTCGATGCTGGAAAAGGAAATGAACCCCAACACTAAGCTCCCGGTCACGCCAACTCTCCCTAAATTGAAGCAGCTTGCATCCGGAATGGGAATGAGCCTGACTGATTTGCTGGTCAAGGTTGACGATATGCCAGTAGAACTCATTCTTGATGATGCAGACAGCAAAAAACTCGTCCCCGAAATTGAGGACGAGCTGGATGCAGAGATTATGAAAATTATTTCAGGTCTTACTCCGGAAAAGAAGCAGCAGGCAGTGCCGCAGAGGAGCTAAAGAAACGAAAAGGCTTTTTTACCAGATACCGGAAACGGATTATCGCGGCAGTGCTGGTTGTATGTGTAC